TAGAATTAAAGTTTTCATAATATTGAGTAGCAAATTTACCACTTTCAATCTGAGCTCCCCACAAATAAAAAGTTGGAGTATCATTTAATTGGAATCCATAAATCCCATTAGCACCAACACTTACATTATGCTGTCCTCCAGAACTAATATTTACGGTAAAAGTATATCTTTTCCATTCATCAGTTAATGTAACTAATTCTCCAGAATATAATAAAGTATCATCTACAATCAAATAAATTGATTCCCCACCATTCTGACCCTTTAAGAATACTGAGAATGTATTTAATCCTGAAGATAAACTTACGTTTTCATAACCAAATGAAAATCCGTCAGATGCCCCAATTGTTGAAGATATTGAAACTTTAGCTGCTGTATCAGTAGCAATTGGAGAGTCTTCAAAATAAACAACAGATCCTAGATTACCAGTATCAAATGTTCTCCATGGAGTTGTGGGCAACTGTGATAATGGTATTGGAGAAGAATATTGTAGTAAATTTTCTGATGAAGTAATTACATATTCTTTTGGATTAAAGTTATAATTGTAATTTAAACTATACAAACTTTCTGTAGTGAATCCACTATTGATAATTATTTTTCTATTGAGTTCTTCAAATAAATCCCCAACAGCATGTGTAGATGATATTGATCCAAAATAAGATCTCTCAACTCTTAATTTGGATATATTTGGGTACACATTCAATACTTTAAATTTTTCATTATTAGATTCATAAAAATCACCAACAACTATTGAGGATGAATCTAATTTTCCAGTAACATTGATATATGTAATAATTCCAGTAGTAGAAATATCTTCAATATCAGATACTATTACTAAAGTATTTCCTTTTGGTATCTTTGTTTGTACTGACCCATCAAATTTTGTAGAATATTGATTGTTACCATCAATAATAATAATATCATTATCTAATAGATTATGAGTTGTGTCTGCATATCCAATAAAAGAACCAGAATTATCTTTTTTCTCAAAATATACTTTATCATAAGATGTTGAGTCATATGATAATGATGATAAAGTTTTTCCTAAAATTCTTTTTACTTTAGCAAAAGCTCCTGCCCCAAAAGTATTTTCGTTGTTGAAATAAATATCATCACCAACTCTATAATTATTACCACCATTAATAACTTGAAGAGAATCAACACTACCTCTAGTTACTGCTCCAACCTTGGGAAGAACAGATGTAAAAATTTCTGGTTGATTTATTGAGCTATAGAAAGTTTGATCTCCTTCAAGTAATCCCAAATTATTAGTAAGTCTAATCCAATTATTTTGATCTATTGTTTTTATTGTCTTATTAAAATTATATTCTATTGGTTTAGATTTATAGTTTTGTCCTATTACATATTGAAATGCTGGTTTTTTAAATCCAACATAACTACCAATAGATTCCTTAATTGTATTGAAGGTTGCAAAGTAAGCATATACTCCGTTTGGAAATTCTGGGGTTTTACAGAATCTTCCATTACTTTCATCCAAGTCACCAGAATTTGTATATTTGTAGTCTTCAGTAAAAATTCCAATTGGAAATATACTTGTTGGGGGTCTATTTAATTTAACTTCTATTTCATAACTACTTTTTAGTTGGCGAATTTCTCCACCTTCTATTTGATCATATCCATAAGGACCATATATTGGATTTCCATCATACGACCACCCAATTATGGGTGAATGGTACTTTATTGGATCGTCATCATTTAAAATATCTGCCTTAAATATTGGATTGCCATCAACATCCAAAGAGGATGCTAAGGTTTGTTCTCTGATCCCTCTTGATGCGTATGCATGGCAATATTGTAAAGTATCTCCCTTTAGAGACTCAAATAGAACACCATCATCATTTTGTACATTATTTGAGTAGAACAATCTTTCAACTAAATTAATAGTCCAATTTTTTATATTTGCTCGTAGTTGAGCACCAGATCCATTTGATAAAACTTGGATAGAAGTTGATTCATTGGTATATCCTGTCCCACCATTCAATATTTTAACATCATCAATACTTCCATTTTTTATTACTGGTACTAAAGATGCATTAGAACCAGATCCAGAAACATTTATTTTTGGTATTGAATTATAACCACTTCCACCATTTATAATCTTAACACCAACAATTTTATTTTGATTTGATATAATAGGAACTAAGTTTGCACCAGATCCACTACGTAAAATAATATTTGGTTGTCTATTATAGTTAATAATAGTTTTATCTCCGTAATTAGATCCTTGATCTTTCATAGAAACTGATAATATTTCACCAGCAAAAACTGGTTTTAATACTGCACTAAAATTCTGCCCAATATCACTGGATATTCCTATAGGAGCTTCTACCTTTACCGATATTGGTGTATAAGTTACACTATGAAGTCCATCTCCATCATTGGATATTTTGTTTATAATTTTATTGGTGTAATTATAGTCGGAGTCTACTCGATCCTCTAATAATTCGTATGTTCTTATTTCGTCAGAATTAATAGGTTGCACATAATATTTTTTTGTTGAGGTTATACCAGTAGGTAATGTACCTTCTGTAGAAAACATTACAATTTCTTTATTATTATAACCATGATTGGGAAGTTTTATAATATCAAACGATGGACTTATATCATTACTATTAAAAAATAAAGTTTTATTTGTATAATTTGATCCTGGATTTATTATGTCAATAGAAGTCACTATCTTTTTAGATCCTGTTGTTGTTAATTTGTGAAGACCATCACCATAATCCGTAAATGATATTGTATTAATTCCAGATATTGAATCTGATAAAGAGTTATGTAATCTAATTGTATTTGAATCAATCAATCCAATATAATAAATTGATCCATCAACCAATCCACCAATTTCAGATTGATTATCTGAATTATAAATTACTTGTTCATAATTTCTAAATTTGTGATAAGTACCAAATCCAATCGAATTATTATCGATATTAACTTGATTGTATATTTGGTTACTATTGAATTGTACAAAATGCCTTATACTAGTTAAATTACACTTAGCTTCTGCTCCAAATCCATTACCACCGCTAATAGTAACTCTAGGTTCTTTAGTATAATCAAATCCAGTATCAAATACGTCAATTCTTTTTAATGATCCAATTACATTACAAACACCAATAGCATCTGTACCAAAACCAGACTCTCCAGGTTCTCCAATGTTATCAACAATCTCTAATACTGGTGGATTAATTACATCATAATCTGATCCTGAAGAAGATACGATTATACTATTAATTGGACCGTAATAAACAGTATCTGACGATTTATAGTTTAATAATTCGATACCATTTAAGAACATACCTGTTGGACCAGGAATTGTAACCCTTTCTTCTATAGTGCTGTCATCTACAGGAGGAACAAATTTTTTTATTTGATAATTTTCTTTAATTTCTTTTGTATTATATTTTAACAGTCCAATTTTATTATTAGTGCAAGTACCAAATATTTCTAAAAATCTTTCACCTCTAATATTTGATCTACTTGATGACAATCTGATGGTGCTATCATTAACTCTATATACAAAATATTGACCTTCTTCAATATTAAGTCCAAAATTTCCATTATAAGAATAAAAAATAGAGTCTCCAGTTATAAATGGGTGATTTCCAACTACAATATCTACTGTTGGTGTAGATATACTTACACTAAAAGTAATAGATACCTTATCAAATACTACCGCCCGATCATAGTAACTTGGTAAACTTGATGATGCAACATAAGTTTCATCTTTATTAAGATATACATTATGAACATCTGAAGCGATAATATTTAAATCTTGATTATTTAATGTATTTGCTTTGGTTAAATTTTTCTTTATACTATATGTTTTATTTTCATCTAATACTACTGGTGTATTAATGTCAAAAGAAGTTTTATTTGAAACGGATATTACACTAACATCATATTCTATACCATCATTAGACGATAAGGTACAAAAGTCTCCGACTTTTAAAATATGCTCATCAAATAGAGTTGTTCTATATTGAGAAATCCCATTTAATTTCTCAGTTACTTTGAACAAAGATGCTATCGAATACCTTGGACAAATATTTCTAAACCAATAAGAATTTATTGGATCTTCACTTTCTTGACCCAAAGAGATAATATCAATAGTGTCTTCTGTTTGATAATATCTACTATCTTTCTGGTCATATTCTAATTCACCCAATACACCAGTTATTTTTACTTTTATTTGATTATTGTTATCATCAAAAGCATATGCATAGTCTGGAGTAAAGACATCAACTCCATAATCAAGATTTACTGGAAGAGAAAATCCAAAAAATTGGCAGATATTCTTACTAGTATATTCTACAGAGTATAAAACTCCAGCATTGTCATAAAATTGAATGGTTCCCTGTTCGGGGAATCCTATAGTCGAATCTACTGATATATAATTTTGTCCAATAAAACACCTATCAGTTAGTTTTGTTTTGGGGTGGATATTAAAGTTATACTCTTCTATTTCTGGATCATAATCCAAAATTAAAGAAAAGTATTCTTTTCCTCCCTTTAAAATACTTTCTACACTTACAATAGTACCAAAACTAGATCCAACTATTCCATCAATATCTTCAAATAATGTTCTACCTTCAAGATCTTTGGGATCTCCTTCATATCTCTCTACAACAAGTTCTCTAGTAATCCTATAATCTGCATCTGAAGATTGTAATATAAAATCTCTAGGTTTTATAACTTTAGCTTCTACACCCCAGACAACTTTAAATAAAACCTCAAATGATTTATCAGATCCCTTTGAAGCGTAGAAATCTTTTATCCTTGATACTAGTATCCTTTCATTTAGATCTCCATAAAAATCTACATCTTCAAATCCAGGAGTATGTTGAATTTTAAACTTTTTGTATAGTTCTAGTAAAAATAGAGAATTTATATTATATACTGTAGAACCACCAGTGTGATCGGATCTGAGAGTAGTTTCAAAATTTAAAGACTTTGATTTAAAATCTGATACGCCACTAAATCCCCTTTTACATCCCAAGAATTGGGTATTATTTTTTCTTTCATATAAAATAATTTCATCATCTATTTTTATAAATCCATTTACTAAAGGAAATCCAGAAGTATCAGAAACGTTTATTGTAGTCTTATTAAATGCTAAGTCTGAAGATAATTCAGTATAAAATATCAACTCAGATAAATTTTCTAATCTTGTATACTCATTAATATTATTTAATATATCAATCGGACCAGAAGTATACTCTAAAGACTTATAATAATCTTTTAAAAACTGTATAAAGTCTGGGTAAGACTCTTTGACAAAATTTGGTTGTTGATCTTTTACAAGATTGTTGATTTGTACTTTATTGTTCATTTGATTATCTTCTTATTAAGTCTTCGTTTAAGTAGCTAGATGAAGTTATATAACCATAACCAGATAAATCTGCTCCAGAAGATATTGTGTCATTAATCATATTGACTTCTGAGAAGGTCGTATCTAGTTGTAAATATAAATCCTGCTTACCAATAATGTCATTAGATTTTGGAGATACTGACACTTGAATAATGTTTGTTCCAGATTTAATTATGGATGTATTAATAATATTCAGTGTGTTAATTCTTATTTCACCATATTTATAATCAATGGTTCCAACTTTACTTCTAACAACTATTGGTTTATTTGTTGCATCTAACTTGAATAAAAATATAGATCCTTTATCATTTTGTTCGGGCATATCTCCAAAATAAACTGTACCAGTAATACCATCTACCGACATTCCACTACTCTTTATATTATAACCATTTTTATTAGCAACATAAAATTCATTTCCGAAACAAAGTTCATATTCAGCAACTGTATTGATTAAACACCTTATATCTCTTCTCATTAATATATTAGTAATATTTGATGTAATTGCTGAAGAGCTATCATCAATTAATTTTAAAAACTTACTATATTTGAACCTAGAACCATATCTATTCAACTCATCAGATTTAGAATATTGTTCAATATTAAAGGATACTTTAGATCTTATTTCGTTTGGATATCCTTTATTTTTATCGTAGTAAACATTTGAATTATATTCAATGTACAAATACTTCAGATCAATAAATTCTGGTAATATTCCTGCGACAGAATACTTCTTAAGATTTAATTTTAACTCATCCTTTACTGATCTTGGTAGGTATGATCCGTTTCTTGGTTTTATTGTTATAAAAACTTTTCCATATTGTGGGGGGTTTAATTCTTCCCCACCAAAAACTGATATTGATTCAGTTTCTGGATATATTAGTGGAATTATAGTTTCATAGTCAGAAGAAGTAACTGCTCTATTTTGACTCGCATATAATCTTGGAGCAAACTTTTTGATTGATGAAATAGACTCTATAGGAGATCCAAAATCACTGTATTCTGCAGTGGTCAAAAGAGGAACGCCAACATTTACTGGGTTGCCATTATTATCAATTAATATGCCACTAAAATCAAAAGACCTTATACCATTTGCGGATTCTCCTTGAGTTTTGATATAACTTATAGTAATATAATTATCATTTACTAATTTATCTCCAAAAGTACCATCTCCAAAAATAACTTCATATCTACTATCATCCACTTCATGTAAAAAATAAACTCTATCACTAGGACCTACATTTATTATGTTATCGGCAAAATTATAGGATCTTACTATATTACTATCTTTACGGTCTCTAACGGAGACTCTAATTGTAGTAGTATCTATTTGTGAGTTATTTAAAATAAATCTTTGGTTTTTATTGTTACTATCAACGGTAAAATTTTCTACAATATAAGTACCTTCAAAAATATCAATTCCACTAAATTCTGCAAGTCCATTTGATACTTTTACTCTTATATCATCTGGAATGGAATATACAAAATTTTTATTATTAGTTCTCTCTGTACTTGTGGCAACTAATCCTTTCTGTAAAGTAATTGCCAGTAAAGTTGTATCTACTTCACTAAGGTCAATAAAAAACGATACTTTTGCCTTTGAGCATCTTGTTGATCTTGGTAAATAACCAATGTTTCTTGCAATAGATACTACGTTTTCTCTTAAGGTTGCCCCATCTAAAAAAACTTCATTGGTCAACATATTAGCATTGTAAGAGCTAATATAAGTGTTATATGCTAAAGTGTCTAAAAGAACTCTAAAATTTGATCCTTCAAAATCATAATCTGTGAATCTACCATCAGCTCTTAAAAAACTTTTGATAGATTCACGTATATCATTGAAGTCTAGTGATGATACGTTAACTAATGACATTTATCTTGTGGGTAGTAATACGAAATCTAACTGCTGTGCTGTGGCATCTATACCAATTACTAGATATTTAATAGTAACATCTAAAGAACCTTCATCATAATTTGGAGTCGCGATAACATCAACTAGTTCAACTCTAGGCTCATTGGATTCTATTACTGTCTTTACTTCACTCTTGACTCTTCTAGCAAGATCTAAACTTAAATTGTCAAACAAAATAGTACTAACAGAGCATCCTATTTCAGGCTCAAAAAATTTTTCGCCTTTTAAAGTTAATATTAAATTGCGAAGAGAGCGTGCAATAGCATTCTCATTTTTTAAAACTACAATGTCTCTGTTCAAAGGATTTCTCTTAAGAGATAAGCTTATATCTTTAAACCCAACACTTATACGCTCTAGTGGCATTAGACCAGTTGTAGATATGATTTATTTATATCCTCACCACTCATGTCCCCAAGTAGGTTCTGTGCCATATGACCAATCGTCATAGTCATCATCATTACGAATTTTTTCATGAACATCATTTTGATTTTCAAAATCATGTTTTTTTGGAGTTACATCATCCTCAACAATTTCTCTAAGCATTCTTTTTTCAGTACTTGATTGTAATTTTTTTGCTAGTGAACCATAATCTGTTATTAATCCATCGGTTCCCCACATTTCCATCATGTATTCTTGATTACGATCTGCTGGTTGTCCCATTTTTGCTCCTGATTTTTTAGATCAGAACTTTTTACGGGGTTGCTATCCCGTGATTTATGTCCAATGATTGTTTGGTCTCTCCCACCAAAAATGAAGATCTTCTATTGCATCATCATAATATAATGAAACCATATCACTTTTAAATTTACTATGAATATTTTCACATAATGCTAAGGTATAATAATTTTTTTCTGTAAATTGTTCCATTATTTTAGTAATCCA